ATGTACCAAATTAGAAAATGTCAAGAAATTGTGACTTATCATTGTTCACCAGTTTCTACAGTCGATCCTGAAAAGTTTAGAAACTTATCAATTGCCTACACCGGTAACTCAGAAAAGGAATTCTTAGAATATCTAAATAATTTATATCTAGATGATATCTATGACGAATTAGACGAGGATACTCAGATTGAATTGTCTTCTTTTTACGAACCAGAAGAATGGGAAGAATATTTTAACTCAACTAACAAAGGAGAAAACTCTTGGTGTGAAATCGGTGAAGTGAATGAAGAATATAAAAAAACAGGTGGATTTGACGCAAGACACTCTACATTAGGTGATTACTAAATAATGGAAAAATCACTCATGTAGACATCAATATATAATTTATGTTTGATATTCATAAATATGATAAACATAAATTTAATAAGAATAAAGCTATTAATGATAAAATAAAAGCACTTTATTTACTATTTGATAAATATGTAGCTGATTCAAAACTCAATTATTTCCAATCACAAAAATTAATCAATATTTGGATTCTAAAATTTATCTCATATGAAGAATATGAAATGGCTGAGGCTTTTAAACAAAGAAAGATTCGGATGTGGAGAGATTGGCGTAAAATTCACAGATTAACATCTGTTAGATTATTTTGGCGTGTTTGGAGGATTCGACTTAAAAAACTATTATATAATAATATATAGTCAAATGAAATGGATTAAACTTTTTGAAAGTTTCAAGGAAATTGAAAGTATTGTTTTAATTGGTGGTGGTATATCATCACTTTATGCAGCTTACTTAATTAAAAAAAGATTTCCAAAGATTAAATATACCATTATCGAAAAGTCCGACAAATGTGGTGGGCGTGTTATTCAAGACGAACTAGACGGAGTGGATGTTCCAACCGGTGCTCAATTTACAAGAATTGATAAAGATATATTATTAAATAAACTCTTAAAAGAACTTGAAATCGATTTAGATGTTTATAATTTAGATATTGATTTCACATTCAGAAAGTCCGATGTTGATAGTATGATTTCAAAACTTAAAAAGAGTATGTCAAAATTCGATAGAAGTAAAATTACATTTTCCGAATTCGCAACTGATGTATTGGGTAAAAAAGAATATGAAAAATTTGTTGATATGATGGGTTATAGTGACTATGAAAATTCAGACTTTGAGGACACTATGACTAATTATGGATTGGATGATAATTTACCTGGATATAAAGCAGCAGATGTTCCGTGGAATAAGGTTATTAAAAAGTTAATTTCAGAAGTAGGTCAAAAAAATATTGTTTTGAATACTGAAATCAAATCGATAAAAAATCAAAAGTCTAATTTTATTATTAACAATAAATGGAAGTGTGATGGTGTTATTATTGGAGTTACTATTAACTCATTAAGAAAACTTATGGATGATTCTATTTACAATCAAATAGAGTCTCAGAGCTTCTTAAAAGTATTTGCTAAAACTACAGGAATGGAAGAAGTTGACAAATATACAGTAGTAAACTCACCACTCAAAAAGGTTTTACCGGTAAAGAAAGATGTTTTTACAATCGCTTTTGCAGATAATAAAGATGCTACATATCTTAAATCTAAAGATAAATCTTATTTTGAAAAGAGTTTATCAGAGCAATTTGATTCAGAAGTAAAGATTAAAAAAATGAAAAAATTCTTTTGGGAAGAAGGAACTCATTATTTCAAACCACTACAAAAGAAATGGAAATCGAGAAAAGAGTTTTTAAAAGACGCACAACATCCACAAGACAACATTTGGGTAATTGGCGAAGTCGTTGCTGAAAAACAAGGTTGGGTGGAAGGAGCTTTAAATTCTGTAGAAAATATTTCTTTATTTAAGAAATAATTATTATCTTTGTTACTTAAAACATAAAATTATGAATAGAAACGACTTTCAGGGTAAGAGAAAAGACCAATTGGAATTTTCTTATAAAATTACAGGAATTTCAATAGTATTATTAGGTTTAACTATTTTAGCAATTATTGTAGCATGATAGATAATTTTGAACAAATTTCAGAACTATTGAAATTTGATACTAATGATGATTTCTACCATCTTCAGATTCTTAAGCGAAAAAAAGAGAATCCCGAAATTGGTTCAAATTCACAAGTAATTAAAACTTATTATGTTTACTCGGTTGATTACCTACATAGTATAAAACCAGAGATTATTAACCTCTGTGAATTTCATAATGCCAGAGCTTGTATAAATCTAAATGCAAGGTCTTTAGAAAGAGCTGCCTTTCACACTCTTAAAAAAATCACTGATATAATTATGAATAAAGATTACAAATCTGTTCATAAAGCATATGACTCTGTTTGTGGAACTTTTTGTACCGACAGAGACAAATCTTGGATAATTGATATTGATGTAAAGGATTTAAATGAAGTAAGTAGAATTTCTGATATTATTTGTTTGGTTGAACCTGTTGGTAATAAAACCATTTCCGTAGTTGAAACTAAAAATGGATACCACTTGATTTCTAAACCTTTCAATCTTTCTAAGGTCGATATACATCACGATATACATAAAAACAATCCAACAATTCTTTATATAAAATAACAATATGGAACAATTTACAAACATGATGAATCAATTCATCGAGATGCAACAAAAAACTCAAAACTTTTGGCAAGATGCTTTTAAAACCTCTGGAAAATTAACTGAAGATTACACCACCATTATGGATAACTCGATTAAATTCCACCAAGCAGCCATTGAATATCACACTTCTATTGTTAAAATGATGGAGGCTATAAAAGATACTCAGGAAGTTCTTCTTAGAAAGAAATAGATAATTGAAATCTATTTTCCAAATCGAGATTTATGAACTTTATAGTTATGTAATATTTCCGAGTCTGTTAGAGCCTTTGAATATATCATCACATTATAAATGTTACCACCAAAGTAACCTTCAAAACTAGGTGTATTATTACCACCAATTCTAACAGAATTTGTAGATATATTAAAACTTGTTAGTATTAAAGATGATGATTGAACCAATGAGCCATCAACATATATCTTTAGTAACCCATTTATAACATCAATAATAGCAACAGCATTTATTAGTTGATTTGTATATGATAGTGGTGAGATTATAGACTCATTTGAAAATCCTGTATTACCTATACCAACATTGAGCTCACCAGTCGTTAAAAAAGCAAAAACATATTGCTCATAATATTGGAGATAATTATTTTGCTTAAATATAAATGGTGCATAAGCTCCATTGTATGTTCCATTATATTCTATCCAAGCACATAAAGTAATTGATTGTGTAGGATTTAGTGATGGATCGTTTGGTATATCTATAAAATCATCAACTCCATCAAAATAGATATTTCCAAAATTAGAAGTACTAAATGTGGGAGAATTATTAAATAATCCGTTATTTTTTTCACTCGTTAGATCATTCCAATTGGAATCATAACCTGAATAAGATTTTTTGTTTGCTCCATCTAGATATAGTACTAAATCATCTGTTATTATTCTACCACCACCTTGTAATGTACTCATTATATAAATCTCTTTTTTAATACATCATCTAAATAAAATACATCTAATTTATCGATTACAAGTGTTTCAACCATAAACTATATATAATTTTTGACAAATGTTATAGGACTATAATCCAAATCTTGACTTTGTGGCATTATAGTTCTGAAGAACTTCTGAGGCTGATAGGGATTTTCCTCTATAAATACGGAAAATTGGAATTCTACCAATAAATGCAACATCACCCTCCGTTCTGTTTCCCAATTTTGCAGTAGTGGATCCTAAATTCGACCAATTAAAAGTGGTTCGGGTTACGGATGTATATTCAACTCCATTAATTGATAATCTAATATTAGTTCCATTTTTGACCGCAACAAGTTGATACCAAGTATTAAAAGATATAGTAGGTGATGAAACAGAGACTACTGGTTCCATAACACCAGTTGCTCCATCTCCACCTATAACAAAGTTTCCACCGGGTCTTGAAATATACATAGTGGTTGAGTTTACATTTCCACTAACATCAATTCCAAATATATTTGACCTAAAGAGATTAGACCCAAAGGAAGTTTGATATAACCAAACTTCAATACTCCAATCACTAAAATTATTAAGACTGAGTAAAACATTCTGATTTATTTGAGCATATCCACCATTAAATAATAAACTACCTGAATTACTAGCAGTATATGATATCGAACCAACTATTGAAAAGTTATTCCTATTTGCGGTGAGGTCTGACCAATTTGTTCCAGTTTCTGGATAAGATTTTATATTTGCGGAATCTAAACAAACATATAATCCATCAGTAACTATTTTAGGTGAATAGTGAAAAGCCATAAAGTATATATTAATCTAAACCTAGGTCTTTTAATTTCTTTTGCAATTTTTTTTCATGTTATTCATCTTTAAAGGTGAATAGCTCTTTCATAAATTCAATGAAATAGTTTTGATTTTCTATATTATAAGTTTCTATACCTCTGAATTGAATTTTCTTTGCCTTTTTTCGATGAATTGAATAACTATTCATAATAAATCGATATTCAACATAATTATTGGTATCTGGTTTGGTAGCAGGATATAGCAAATCTTTTGTATTATCTTCATAGAATATGGTTATGATGGACTGGTCTGGGTTAATATTTTTGGGATAGTAAGTATAAAGATGAAGACCAACCTTATTTGTGTCTAAACTATCAGATACAACACCAACAACAATAAAATCACCATCTTCTAATGGTGACTTGAAATCCATTATTGAATTTTTATATCTTCGAGTTAATTCAAAACTATTGACAGAGTCTTTAATATAAAATCTTGAAACAGTAGATTGTGAGAATACCACCTCACTGATTAATAAGATGATTGTGAGTATTTTAATCATTGATTAGTTTATTTAGATTTTTATTTCTTAGAAACTCTTGAAAAAGTGTTTTATGAACTGTGCAACTGATATTAGAAAAGTATTTATATTTTTTTACTTCACCAATTTTTTTGAAATTGACATTGTGTTTTATAGTAAAGGTCTCATTTTTTTCATCAATCGATAGTATTTCAATAGATGGTGTAGTTTCTTTATTTGACCAACATAACCTACTCTCTAGGTAATCTTTGTAAATTTGAAAATTATTGTCTAATAACATTAAATCTTTTTTCTTTAAGACCATCGTATAAAATTATAACATATCTACCAGATTTCAATTCACTAACATCGATTGAATTAGAGGTCAAATTGAACTGATTTACAATCAATCCCAATTCATTAATAATAATTATGTTTTTGATTGGTCTTTCCGATTGAATAAAAAACTTATCATGAGAGGGAATTGGATATAATTTAGTTTCAATTTCAGTTACAACTTCTTCTTCATTAGTCACATTACAGAAAGAAAATGTAAAAATTATGTTTGTTGAAAATTGTGTTTTACATTCTTCAACACAAGGACAAGATTGCTCTGGAGTTAAACAAACAGTGATAACATCAGCAGTGTCTGGAAATAAATATTTCCAAGCTACTAAAGCAGAATCATAAGATAAAAGTATTTGACCACTGGAACCAGAAATTGTGTCTGTGTAGGTTCCACTGAGTGTATATTGACAAACTGGACTTGTAACAAAAATGTTACCTGACCTAAACTGCGCAAAAGTTAAATTTGCAAATAATAAAAGTAATAATGTTAATGTTTTCATAATAAAAAAAAGTGATTGTCTTCCCATTCTGTTTTAAGTTTATTTTCTGTTTCAGTTGAAACACTAACAGAAACTGGAACTTTTGTTTTTTCGTGTTTAGAATATCTGAAGAAACAAGTATTATTTAAGTGATACTCAACTTTGATATACAAATCCTCCATAGCACAGTTGATAGAAGTTTTAGAATAGCCTTCAAGTTCAATCAATCTAAAACATCTTGGACACTTTATAAGTTTTGTCTTATATTTTTTTGTCTCATTCATAGAACAAATATAAAAATTATTTTGCAAAGTGCAAAATAGAAATTGTAATTAAAAGTAAACTTATTACTATGAAATTAAATTTAGCATGTAGTGAAGTTGCTGAGTCTATAGCTTCATACTCACACTTATCAAAAGAAAAAGATTGTTCATAATGTTTATAGAATGAATTTTTATATCTGATTGAAAAAATGTAACCTATGAAACAAAGTAAAATGGCCGCAAATACTGGAACACCAACTATCATGTGTATAAATCCAAATTTGATAGAACTGATAATCCTATCTTTTACGGAAAATATTTGTGACCTAAAACTGAGCTCTTCCATTTTAGCCAAATAAGGTAAAATAGCAATCAGACAGAGATAAAATATTATAGTACCGATAAACGCAAAAGTGGATGTTCCTTCTGTTAGACCTGGATTTGCAATGAGATTTGTTCCAGAACCACCTAAAAGTTTAATCCAAGAAAATTTCAAAAATGATGGGAGTTCTACCATTGATAGTAGAGATAAAGTAGTTATTGTTCCTAAGAACAGAAGAAAGGCCCAGAAATAATCTTTCAGTTTACCGAAATAGATTTGTTTGAATAATTTTGGTTCATCCAAAAAAAATCTGATACCGTTCCAAAATGTCAGACTAACTAGAATAAAAGTGATGATTGATAAAATCATTTGTTTTGTTTTAACTTAATTAAGTTTATTATTATTACAATTGTGTTCATCAGGACTACCGGATAAGCTTCGTGAAAATATCCATAGATTATAAACATTGAACAAGCAATAGAGTTTATGATTCTGAGTTTCCTAATATCTGTCATTAACATGGATATAAGAACTATAATCATAGATAAATATCCCCAACTTTCTAAAAGTGTCATATAACTGGATAATTTATTTGATATGGTTCAATTAAATCTTTTGTATCTTGTTTTACAAGTGACTCGTAAATAGGAATTAAATCATCATTCATTTTACTTTCACAACAACTAAGAACGAAAAGATACTGGTCATTTGATAGATGAATGAATCCAGACCTATCGGGATTTAAGAATTTATTTTTTACATTCTTCATTTTATTAGAGTCTATTGTATCTAATACAAAAACTTCTAATGTCGCAATTTGGTTAGAGGTTAATTTTAATTTCATAAAAGTGATATTGAAACTTTTCTGTTTTGTTTATATAAAAACAAATATACAAATAAATTTAAATCAAAAATTATGGACTTAGGAAAAGAATTCAAAAAATACGCAAAAAGTGAAGGCATATCTTCACTTAACTTACATCACTTCGAAAATAGTATGACACCATATATATTAGAAGAAAGAGAAATGAGAGTTACTCAAATGGATATTTTCTCAAGATTGATGAGAGATAGAATCTTATGGGTCGCAGGTGCAGTAGACGATAACATGTCTACGATCGTTCAAGCTCAGTTAATGTTCTTAGATTCGGTTGAAAAGAAAGATATTACAATGCACATCGACTCACCTGGTGGTTCTGTTAAATCAGGATTATCTATGGTAGATGTTATGAACTATATCAACTCCGATATTTGCACAATCAATACCGGCATGGCAGCATCTATGGGATCGGTTTTACTCTCATCCGGGACTAAAGGTAAAAGAGCATCATTGAGATTTTCAAAAGTTATGACACATCAAGTAAGTCACGGAACTCAAGGTAATATTCAAGATACTCGTATAAATCAGTTAGAAGCTGAAAAATACAACTACATTCTATTCAAAATATTAGGTGAGAATTGTGGTAAATCTTATAAAGAAGTTATTGAATGGTCGAGAAGAGATCGTTGGTATAACTCTGATGAAGCTCTAAAGTTTGGCCTTATTGATGAAATCATAGGTATTGATAAAAGTCCATCCATTGAAAAGTTATTAGAAGGATTTGACGAGTACTACAAAAACGAAGTATTAGATAGAAGTTAATTTTAGAAAAATTAGATTTAATATATACCATTAAATTTAATTTTCTCAAATGATTAAAAGATATTTAGACTTTGTTAATGAATCTTTAGAACTTCTATTAGAATCAAATGTGGTCTACTCTGACAAACTTAGAACCGTCTTAAATAAGATAGGTGGTCCAATTGCTCAAAAACTAATTGAAATTGAAAATACTGATTTACCAGTTAGGTCAAACTTTTTTGATATAGTTCCTAAAAAGAACGACTCTATCAACTTTATGCCTGATAGAAAGGCGCAAGAGATTTTAGCAGATAAAACAGTTAGTGTAAGATTTATTGGATCTGATTCGGGTTGGTTAAAACATTCACCAGCTAATGATGAAATCTTTGCAACACTTGGATATACACCACAAGGTGCTAATCCTTATAGACCAAATTCTTCAGACATTGGAACAATAGTATCTAGTTATGTATCACCGACATCCGGTAAGACGTATTGCTATGTTAATTTTTCAGACACATCTGGGATCGAATTAGGAAAAGGTGTTTACAATAAAGAAAAGTTAAGAGAGACCACTGACCAAAAGGATAAACTTTGGGGCAAAGGTCGTCAAGAAATTGGAGTTGGTAGAGGAATTAGAGCTTTACTTTTAACAACTGGTGAAAAGTTTTTAGATAAAGATATAGAAGCATTTGTAAATCTTTACAAAGCAACTCTTGATAAGATGAATGATAAATTTTCCTTATTCGAGGTTGTTGATGGAGATGATATATATCATTGGTATCAAAGAGAAAATTACTTTGAGAGAAAAGGACAGTTAGGTGGTTCTTGTATGGGATCAGCTAGAGAATCTTGGCTTGAGATCTATACCACCAATCCAAATCAAGTAAAATTGATTATTATGAAATCCGAACAAGATGATTCTATGATTATAGGTAGAGCTCTTCTTTGGACTCTTAGAGATGGTAAGAAGTTTATGGATAGAGTTTACACTATCAATGATTCTGATATACAGTTATTTAGAGAATACGCAAAAGAAAATGGATGGTATGCTAAGTATCATAATGGTAGCACATCTAATAATTCATCAATTGCACCTGAAGGTGGTGTAGTAAATTTAGACCTAACTGTAATTTTAGACAAGAAAGATTACGAACATTTTCCTTATTTAGATACTTTAAAATACTTTACACCAGGAACTGGTAAGCTAAACAACACTAGTGGTGATTACTTATTGGAAGATACCGGTGGTGATTATGTAAGATGTGATTCTTGTGGTGGAAGTGGAACTCAAGAGTGTTATGATTGTGATGGAAGAGGAGAACAAGAGTGTTATGATTGTGATGGTAGCGGAACAGAGGATTGTAATAATTGTGATGGAAATGGAACACAACCTTGCGATAATTGTGATGGAGAAGGTCAAATAGAAGATGAAGAAGGAAATTCAGAAGATTGTCCAGAGTGTGATGGAGATGGTCATAGAGATTGTGAAGATTGCGATGGTAGCGGAAAAATGGATTGTTCAACTTGTGATGGTGATGGTAGAAATGAATGTTCGTCTTGTGATGGTCGCGGCGAACATGAATGTCACGAATGTAACTAGTATGAAGTATATCAATTCATATAAAGTATTTGAAAGTCATTATAACAAAGAAGAGTTTATCGATGTTGTTTGTAGAGAACTTTCTAAATATCAAATAACACCATTAGAGGTAAAAACCCTATTACAAAAATACGATAATCAAATAACTCAAAGTTTAGAATCTGGAATAAACCCTCAGGATTTTTCTAAACAAATTATTAGTGATTTAGAATTAGATAACACCGGAGGTGCTTTATCTGTCAACTTTAATAAACCAAATGTTCCTGAGATAAAATATTTGTAAAAAGAAAATCCGTTTTAATCAAACGGATTTATTGAAATATAATCTTCACAAATTTCATCATCATCGTGATAGTGCCACTCACCATCATCATTGTTAAAATAAATATCTCTACCATCAGATCCTCTATAGATAATCTCATCTTCTTCATGTACCAAAGATACTTCTTTGTCAAATCTATCTGTGTAGAGAACACCACAATCATCGCTACCTTCGAGTGAATAGGATAATCTAATATCTAAATCAGGAAACTTTTTTTGAAGATTATTTAAGAAATTAGCTGGTGGTGACCAAGCCGTATCAAAATATACATTGAACTCATCATCACCTTTGACAAAATCACTAGCATCAATATCCCACTTAGTTCCATAAGTTATGATATTCCAATCATACCAATTATCAGCACCATATTCTTTTTTTAATGCTTCACACTTTTCATCAGTATTGTTTTCACACGCAATTAAATTTACTTCAATTTCTGAACCTAACATTTCACTTAAATTAACATCACGTATTTTAGCAGTATCAGCATTTATCCACTTTTTACCTTTAGCAGAACTAGATGGCGCAATAGTATTTTTTACTTTTTCCGGCATCGGAAATATGTTCGCAAAAGTAAATGTTATATCACCATTGATGTTTGGTTTAAGAGCAACATCATAAAACTCTTTCATTTTTTCAGGATTTCCTGTGATAGTTAAATTGTTATAAGACCAGTTTGGCATATTATTCGTTATTTAAGTTTACAATTACAGAGTCAGACCAATTGGGTTCATAATTGAACACCTTTTCCGAGTATTTATTTATAATAGGTTTTCCGGTGTTATAGGCACCAAAAGCCACTTTCCAATCACCATATTTGGAGTAAAGTTGTTTGAGAAGTAAAGCAGATATTTTAACATTCAGTTGTATATCCTTTAATAGTTTTTTATTTTGTATTTTTCTACCTAAAACAATTTTAGCAGTTCCAGGCATTATTTGCATCGGACCCAATGCACCTACTGAAGATTTCACACTAGGATTATATTTGAAGTCAAAAGGTCCTTGCCAACCCGATTCAGTGGATGCTATTCCATACATATAATTTATAGGTATGTTAAGTGAGTCACTATAGAAATTACAATAGTAATAGACTCTAAGTGATGGTGGTAAGTCTTTGTCAATGTTTTTATGGATTTCCAAATCGTGTTTTTTAGGTTTGACAGTAAGATATGTTAAACTGACACCAATCAAAAAACAACTTGACATAAGAATCCAATTGTTTTTAAAGTATTGAATTATTTTCATAAAACAAATATACGAACTATTTTTTAATTTTTAATATTTATTTTTTTAATAAATAGATTATGAGAAAAATTAAAAGATATAAGCAGTTTTTTGAAGATTCAACCTCAACAGCTTCTTCAACATCCGGTAGTGGTGATATATCAAATCCAACAGTAGGTACAATTCCTGGAATGCCTGGATTACCAGGTAGTGGAGATTTATCTTTTTATCTGAGAAGTAGGAAAAGAAAAAAAGGAAAAGCTAATCAAGTCACAGATTTAAGAGATTTAGCACCATCAAAGGAGGTTACTCATTTAAAAGAAAGTTTAGATTTCTCTCATAGAATACCGGAATTAAATCCTGATATAAAATCAATAGTAAATGAATGTCTATCGGAATTAACTGACCAAGACTTTGAACTAACTATGTTAAAGTACGATAATAATAGAGAATCAGTTGAAATTGATGAAGATGAATCTGGTGAGTTTATTCAAGAAGAATTAAGAATATCATTACACAAAGTAATTAATATGATATGGACTGGCAATATGAGTTTAAGAGGTAATTTTAAAGAGAGTATAGAAGAAATAAAAACATATACATTGAGAGGTACAAAAGAACTCAATGATGAAGAGAAAAATCTAATAAATATAGTTGAGGTAGCTTCATTAAGGTTAAAAGATTTCTTGGAATATCAGAGTGGAGTATTCAACATTTCTTGGATAGTTGCTGGATCAGCAATGCCTTGGAATAGTGAAAGAACAGTAAATGTAAATGTTGACTTTACACTATTCAATGATTTAAAGATTTAATATATAAAAAAAAGCCATTAACAATGAAAAAAACAACTTTCGCAAAAGCAAATCTTAACGAATTAAAAAATCCACCAGCTAATCATGTAGCTGTATGGGTCGATTCTAATAATGTTTTTACTACTTTAGATCCTAATGGAAATAGTATTTCACTAGGTTCTTTAATAAATAAAAACACACAAACTGGAACAACTTATAGTTTATTAGCATCTGATGGTGGTAAAATTGTTGAGATGAACAATGGATCCACAAACTCAGTAACTATACCTACAAATGCAACCGTTCCATTTCAAATAGGAACACAAATACTAATTTCTCAATATGGTGCAGGTCAAACGGGCTTCACCTGGTCTTCAGGAACAGTAACGGTTAGAAGTGTTGGTAACAAAACGAAGTTAAATGGTCAATATGCAGCAGCAACTCTTTTTAAGAGAGACACTAATGAATGGTATATCTTTGGGGATATAACTACATAAAAAGATAGAAATTTAAAATAGAAAAGACCGAATTAATTGTGTGAATCAATCAATTCGGTCTTTTTTAGTTTCAGAATTCACATTTCATTCACTATCATCATACGCCTTTTATTTCGACAGTATCGGTATGACTTGATACTAATCTACTGCGGGACAAACAGTTTTTTCATCCCCCTAACCTCGGCAAAAGTTAGCCTGTTATTTGTTGTAATTGCCGTTACTAACTTATTACAGGATATTTGTTGTTTTGGTTTCGGTATAACTTAAATACCTTAATACAAAAGTATGGTTTTTTTCTTAATTTGCCAAACTTTTTTAATATATAATTCTCAAAAAATAAAAATTAAAGAATGAAAGAAGCATTTGGACCACACATCACTATTGACCTCAAAGGTTGCCCTAAGGAAGTTTTATCAAATTATGATTTACACTTTGAATATTTGAAGAAATTGCCTGGATTAATCCAAATGACTCCTATAACACAACCTTATGTATTTCCTTACTCTGGTTTAGTTCCATCTGATAAAGGCATCACTGGAATTGTAATAATTGCTGAAAGTCACCTTTCAATTCACTCTTTCGAAGAAAAGGGATATTCATTTATTGATATATTTTCTTGTAAAGACTTTGATACAGAAAAGGCAATTCAAATTACATTGGAAATGTTTAAACCAGAATCTTATGAAATCAACACGGTTAAAAGAGGTTTAGATTTCCCAAGAGACTAATTTTTGAAATTAATATATACAAAAAAGAAATATTTTTATGAAATATATTGTGAAGTATCATGATTTTGAGTCCGTTAATGAAGAACTTAATTGGTGGCAAAAATTACTATTAGGTGGTGGAATTATTGGATCAATGTTTGCCCCAAAGGATGTTTCTGGTCAAACAAAAGATGATAGCAAAAGAGTCACAGTACACACTAAAACAAAATCTGATAGAAGTGCTGAAATACTTCAAAAAAGGGGTTGGTCTTTAGATAGTACTACTATTGATACATTATGGAAAAAAGTTCAAATAGCAAAACCTGATACAGAACTTGTAACAAGTACTTTACAATTTGACGATGCTCAGTTTTTTCCATCTGGTAAATTCACACTTACTCAGGAAATGATGGATGGTATCATTGAAGAGTTAAAAAGAATAGATTCTGAAGGTGGCGTTATAACAGATGTCATGATTGAGTCTTCAACTGATAAACAAGGACTTAGTCAAAATCTTCAAAGATCATTATCAAATATGGGTTATACTTCAAATAATCAGGGTTTGTCACAAGCTAGATGTAATGCAATTAAAAGCTATTTAATGAGCTTACAAATAAGTCCCTCAATTATACAAGAAAATCCTCTTTGGGAACAAGGTACTGCAACAATCGACCAGTCGGCTAGATATGTGTTTGTGAGGTTCGCTTATATAGTTATTGATCAAAATATCACACCAGGTGAATTTGAATACATACCTCAAATTAAAAAAACTTACCATCTATCAAAAGAAAGTGAGTATAAGAAAGTTAAAATAAAAAAGAGTTCGTTTAAATGGGGAACTAAAAAAGTTAGAAAACACGGACCAATTAAAAATCGTAAACTAAACCTTAAAGGTGTTGAATGTAGAATGCCTGGTGGATAATTTACCGATCGATTAAAAACAAATCACCTCAAATAATTTTATGTATATAAGGAGATATAGTAACTTTGTAAAAGTTAAAAGAATAAATGAGTCGATTGCCTTATTTGAAGCAGTTCTAAATATTGATAAAAATATTGTAGATGTATTAGACCAAATGGTGTCTGATAAAAATGCTGATGAGAAATATAAAATAATTGCTGGCACCATTAAAAGTGGTATAGGTCAAGATTATAAATCAAATCGATATGATCAAGTAAGTTTATCATCTGATAATAAAAATTTTAGTGTAAAATCAGGTAAGCAGACAAACACACAGAGCATATCAAAAGTCATTAGAACAACTTTAATGGCTATAAATCCTAATTTCTTCAAAGATAATTCACAAATAAAAGATGATACTATTCAGAAATTTGCAGATTATATAATTGGTAAAATGTCTATTTCAGCTCCGTCTGGTGATACTGAAACCAAAATAGTTACAGGTGAAGAAATTAAATTCTGGTATGATAGAAAAAACATGAAGAATAAAACAGGTAGCGAATTATCTAAATCTTGTATGGCGTCGAATTATAAATTAAATTTCATGGATTTTTATGTTAAAAATAAAAATATTAGTTTAGTTGTTAAATTAGATGCTGATAAAAAACTTATAGGTAGAGCTCTACTTTGGAAACTCGAAAGTTCAAGTGAAGGAAATGAATATTTCTTAGACAGACGTTACTGCAATGAGAATTCAGACGAAGAGTTTCTTTATAATTGGGTTAAGTCACAACCTGGATATTCTAAAACAGGTAAAAGAGAAAGTAAAGCTTTGAGTTCAAATACATCTGATGAAATGGTTGTAAAACTAGATGTTGCCATTACTAAGACTTATCCGTATGTTGATACGATGAAATATCTTTATATCAAATATGAGAATGGAAATTTAATCAATGAAGGATTTTTATCAAATAAAAAAATGGGAGAAGGTAATAAAAATGAATTTGTGGGAATAGTTGAATATCCTGGTCACAAAATTTTTGTTCTTCAAGATACCGAGGGATGTAGAAAATCACTGGATCCGGAGGATAGACATCTTAACAGCAAAGGTATAACTAAAATTATAACCGGATTGAATAAACAAATTGATGTGAGTGAATACGACAAACCACTAGGTGATGCCAAGTCTGTAATTAACTTACTTAATTTTTTCAAGAAATCAGGTGATTTAGCATCAATGTTTGATATAAAGATTACTGATGATGATGTTGAGGATGAGGGTTATGAAAAATTTGATAACTCTACACTTGTAAAACCTGGTCTAAATGTAAAAATGGTAAATAGTTATTCAGGAGATAGAGACTCGGTCAAATATATGTGTTTAAGAGCATATGATGTGTCTAAGCTAATGGATGATAGAGAATTTGCTGAAATTGTAGAAAAGATTAGCACGATGTATATGCTAGAACATAAAAAATTGATGACGGAAATTGACCTAATTATTCTTGGTAGATTAGATGAGGTTAAGTCGAGTGAAGTTTATTACGTCGGCGCTGATAATTTACGATACGAAAAAGATAGTGATTCGGATGATTTAGACACAGACAATTTACCAAAACTAACCTCTGAACAAAAAGAAGAAAGAGCAAATGAATTATTAGTTAAATTATCTAAGAACGATGAAGCTCTTAAATTAAGACAGGAACTAATAAAGTTAGCACCTATGTTAAGAGGTTAATTAAAATATTATCTGACAAACAACATTGTTCCAACAATTCTGTAGTTAAGAGAAGATTTAATACCAGTAGGATTTGAAAAATACTGACAATTAACACCAGCAAATACAAAGTCCCCAGTTAATAATATCTTATTGTGTTTTGGGGAAGATTTCCATCCTTCAATAATTTCGGTAGACATTTTTTCTAAAATTGTGGTATCATCTACTTTATAGTTTTTACTGATAGATAAAGCCACTTCAGCAATGTGAAGATATCTTTTTTTAGGAGCATAAAACTCATATCGATTAGTAAAGTCAACTAAAGTATCTTCAGTATGACCACTGATAGAATTCGGCCAGATATCCAAATTTTTTCTATAAAGATAAGATGTATGATGTTTAGCCGCTTTGAAAGTAGCAGTATCAAACTTAACTTCTTTTAAACCTTTTTCAATTCTATACTGATTTACTTTTGTAAAAACCAAACTATCTAATTTAGTTTGAGAAAAACCTAAAATAGATAATAGTAATATGATAATTGTAAGTATTTTCTTCATACTACAAATATAATAAAAAAATTATAAAAACAAACTATAATTTATCTTTAAATTTCGAGATTTTATCTTGAATACTTTCTGGTGAAAATCCAAATATCAATGCCATTAAAAATATAAACAATACTAAAATCAATACGGATAGGGTAAGAGCCACTGGTATCCATAAAGGTGAAGTAACCCACCACCAAGACCAATCTATATTGTTAGTTAATTTAAGAATTAAAAAGACGATAAAAAGTAAAGTTGGTAAACCGATTCCAGTTGATGTATTTTTAGACTTCATTTAGTTGATATTGTTTCTTTAGAATTACTATTTCAAAAAGACCATAGACATTATTAAATAATTTATCATTATATAAAATGTCAGATTCACTACACTTCAAATCAGCGCAATAAGCACCGATATAATCAATGAATTTTTTTAATATTTCGTTGGTAGATTCTATACCATTGAAAAAATCGATTGCTAATTGTCTTAAAGTTTGAGGTTCCATGAATTTAACATTAATTTTTTATTAATTATTTATTAAATTTCTATTAAGATTTTGGTCCTAATCCTTTATCACGAATTGCATCTAAGTGTGTAAATACAACACTCATGTGAGATTTTAACCTCATAAAAATATTTAGAAAAAAATTATACATTTTGTTTTATTATCAAATTTATATTAAAAAACTTTTTCAAAGTTTCAACGTGTTCAATTAAATCTTCATCCTCATCGTCAACAAACCAATTTATATCTAAATTTTCTATTTTATCTTTTAAATGTTTTAACATTTCAAAAAGTGTTTTGTTAGAAGATGAGTTAAAATATTCCAAATCAATATTAAGTGTTAGCTTATCAAAATTAAATTTATCAACCTCTTGTATAACTTGTTTATAAAAGTGAATAGAATTTTCAGGTATAGACCTACCCTCAATTTCCATTTTAGAAATTTCTTTATTTATAGAAACATGTGGTGTTTTATCCGTCTTTGGGATAAAAAAGAAATTATTAGACTCATCAGTGAGTTTTATTTTATTAATTCTGTTCTGATGTCTACCACCCTCAAAAGCTGTTTTTAGAAAAATATCCACACAAGATAATGCATCACTCTCACTAATGTATCTACCCGGTAAAACTAAAACATTAGCATCATTGTGTAATCTAGCCATCTCAGTGATTTCTTTATTCCAACAAAGAGCTGAACGAATATCATTCCATTTATTTGCTGCCATATTTATACCATTACCAGACCCACAGATTAAAATACCAATATCTGCCTTTTTTGTTGTTACATCTTTACAAACAGCATGCGCAAAATCTGCATAGTCACAACTTTCTTTGGATAAACATCCCTTATCAAAAAAGGGTAAGTTTATTTGATTTAAATATGTTTTAATTTTCTCTTTAATTTCGTAACCAGCGTGGTCAGATCCTATTGAAATATGATTTATCATACTACATTATATTTTAATTTCTACAATAGTTTTAATGAAATAAAAAAAGACTTTATACTTTGTAATTTTAGACCTTCAAGAAATTCATCATCAGAATGAAACTTTCTATCATAACCACTTGAAGTAAAAGAACTTTCTATGGTGTAGATATAGTTTATATCAAAATCAAATTCATCTGAAATCATTTTGAATGCTCTATCTATCTCATCAGATATTTCTGACCATAAAAAATTTTTTGAATTGCTATAACCATATCTTTCTTGTGTTCTTTCATCTACTGGTTTCCAAATTCTTATTGTTAAGGATTCTTCCTCTTCTCCAAAGTCAACTTTAAATCCAGCATCTATAATCCAAGCTAAATAACTTTTCAAGTCATCTTTTAACTGTTGTTTTGATTCATTAATTCTTCTCATATTGAATTTAAAAATAATGCACTTTCTTTTTCTCTTCTATCTGCTAAACCTGGAAAATCATCTGATAGATTAAATTTTTTTATCTTTTCACCGGCTTTCTTAAAATTACCTTTCTTTAATTCTTGCAAGAATTGACCCTTTCTAAAGATACCAATACCAGAATTATAAGCTATTGAAACCATGGCATCATACATATCCTGGTTTATCATTGTATTATGATCCTTTTCCTCCCATTGATGAAAAACTCTTCTAACGCCATCTTCTGCGGTTTTTAAGTCTTGTCTAAGTAATTCTTCTGCCTCTGCTTCTGTAATCTCATCTCCAATTTTGTATTTTGAGACATTTACTGACTCAGCATGTCCATATCCTATAGTAATTTTACCATCACCAATTGAATAAGCTCGTAGTTTTAATTTTTCAGAATCTTTTATGTGATTAATGCCATTTTGTGAAATAGAAAATTCATATCCCTTTTTAAAGTTTGATTTATTGTCTATTGAAATTGCATCTTTTTTTTCTTGATCTTTAGACTGTTTTTGTAAAACTTCTATTGCGATTTTTTTTGTATCATCATCTACACTTGATGTATTTACGATATTATAAACAGTTGCGGACGCATTAAAAGTAAGCAATGTAGCCATAAGATGTTTAAGAACTCTAACTTTAGCTGACTTAGATAAATTTTGTATTTTTTTAGAAACATTATTCCAAATTGAACCGATACTCATTGATTCATTTACAGAATAGTTGATATAATCAATTATTTGCTGTTCTAAAAAATATTCATAACTTTTAATCTTTTTCATCAGAGTATATATTAATTATAAATATTAAGCTCTAAACTCCTTAAATTATTTAATGTATAATCTATATGAAACTTGCTTTTTTACTTATCATATTTATTTCAACATTTGGGTTTTGTCAAAACTCAGAGTCCTATTTTGCAATAAGACTAACCGAAGACTTATATGAACATTTTGATAGCTCAGGTGTATTAAGAATGGAGTATCCAGACACGTGCGAATGTGGATTTGAAATGTCATCAAAGGCTTGGATGTTTGCAAAAAGAATAGATGCTTATGATTCCTTATTATTAAATGAATTGGCAGATGAATGGTTGATTGATGATTTATTAAATTCTTTAAAAAAGGAATTTAAGAAAAGAAAATTTGATAGTAAAGAAAGTATTTCTCATATTTACATCAATACCTCAATCATTCCACTGAGTAATAGATTTAATATTTTTAGATGGAAGAGAAAAGTTACTTATAGAGTAAAAATGACAATTTATTATAAACCCGTAATTAAAAATGAAAAAAAAGAAAATTGAAAAGCTATCAATGTTAATAGCTCACGAACTAAATCACCACAGAGAAACACCAATTAAGATTAGTGAAAATATAGACTGGTCCGAATATGATCCAGAGGTAAGTGAAAAGTTCAAAAAAATGTTTTTTAATCTTCTATCAAACAGAGATAATATTAGACTAGAGGCTAATGATGAGTTAATTTCTATATCAACAGAAGATTTAACATCCATAAAAAAAGCCAATAAAAGAAATTCTATTAGTCCTGAAGAACACTATCTTAGAATTGATATTACAAAAGAAGGATTTCAGATTAATAGAGGATATAGACAAAGAACTAATTTTATAGACAAAAATATGTATAGTGATTTGATAGAAAAAGTCAAAAAATCTCAGCGAGATTATAACTCAAAGGTTTTCAATGAGGTTTGGTCAGAAATTATGAAAGACTCCGGTATTGTTAGAGACCACAATTTAGATGAATTATTCAATGGCTAAAGTTTACATAGTTCGTTCTCACTTTGAAAACTACGAGTCTACAACTTGGAAGATTATAGGTCTTTTCACAACTAAAAAACAAGCTCAAGAAATAGCAAAGAAGTGGGAAGATTTTTATCTAGAAAAGTCGAATATTTTCAATGAACCAAAAGGATGGACCTTATCTGAAAAGGATATAGAATACGGTAATGAGAATTGGGAAGAGTCTGAAGAATTAGCTATGCGTAGAATTAAATACGCTGAAATTATTGAGTTCCATGAGATTGTGATTGAAGAGTTTGAACTCGATAAAGACCGTTCACTGGAGATTGAATTTATTACGGATGATATGTTGAGTTTAATGACTCAATGGGATAGAAATTATAAACTAGAAAAAATAATAAAATAAATGAAAGTAGATGTACTATTAGGTCTTCAATGGGGAGACGAAGGAAAAGGAAAACTTGTAGACTTCATTACACCAAAATATGACATCATCGCTCGATTTCAAGGTGGTGCAAATGCTGGACACACACTTATCTTTGATGGTAAAAAATATGTTCTACACTTAATACCATCTGGTATATTTAGAGATAATTGTGTTAATGTTATCGGAGCGGGTGTTGTAATTGATCCAATTGCTTTAGCTGAAGAAATTAAAACATTAGAGAAAATTGGAGTTAATGTGAAATCAAAATTAAAGATTTCAAAAAGAGCTCATCTTATTTTACCAACACATAGACTGTTAGATAAAGCATCCGAGTTATCCAAAGGTGATGCTAAGATTGGATCAACACTAAAGGGAATAGGTCCTACCTATATGGACAAGACAGGTAGAAACGGACTTAGAATTGGTGATATATCTTTTAACGGAAATTTACCAACTAAGCAACTTTTAGATAAATATGTTTCACTTACTGAAAAACATTTTCAGATTTTAAATCATAATGATGATTTTAGAAAATGGACTGAGGAAGAATACTCATCACGAATAGAGAATACGGAAAAATTCAAATCTGAAGAGTCATTATGGTTTGATAGCGTTTCTTATTTAAGAGATTTTGAATTTATTGACTCAGAATATTATATAAATAAATCATTAAAAGAAAGAAAAACCGTTTTGGCTGAAGGAGCACAAGGCTCTCTCTTAGATGTTGATTATGGAACTTATCCATTTGTCACCTCATCTAATACAACTATTTCTGGAGTATGTTCTGGCTTAGGAGTCCCACCATCCTCAATTGGTAATGTTACTGGTATTTTTAAGGCTTACACAACTCGTGTTGGTTCTGGACCTTTTCCAACTGAATTAGATAATGAGATTGGTGAAAAGATTAGAAAGATTGGTTCTGAGTTTGGTGCTACAACTGGAAGACCACGTAGATGTGGTTGGTTAGATTTACCTGCTCTTAAATACGCTTGTATGATTAATGGAGTGACCGAACTAAACATTATGAAGTTAGATATTCTAAGTGAGTTTGAGACTATTAAAGTTTGTGTTGGCTACAATGTTAACGGTGAATTTTATAAAGATACTATTCCATTTGATATTTCAGTTCCAATTGAACCTATCTATGTTGAGTTAAAAGGATGGATGAATGATATTTCTAATTGTAAAACATTTAATGAATTACCAAAAGAAGCAAAAGATTACATCGCATTTATTCAATTAGAAACAAATTGTCCAATAACAAGAGTTTCAGTTGGGCCAGATAGAATACAAACAATAATGAGATAATGATAACTTTGGAATTGTTAAATAAATTTTCACATGAATGTCTAAGATGGAAAGAAGATGTAAATGTTCTTTATTACACCTTAAGCAATTTTTCCGGATCTGAAGGTGTTGATATCCACCTTACATTTAATAACGGAGGAGGTGAGTTTGTTAGTAAAGAAAGATATGAAGACTGGTTACAATCAAGAAGAGATGAAAAAATAGATAAAATTCTAAATTAATAAAATTCCATATCTTTGTATTATGAAAGATGGTAGAAAAATAGTTTATGTCGATATGGATGATACTCTTTGTGATTTTATAGGGCCATTCAAATCAGGTGAATATAAAATCAAATTTCCCCAATCAAAGGTTGGATTCTTTTTAGATTTAAAACCTTTGGATTTTGCAATTGAAGGAGTTAAGACATTACAAACAAAATACGATGTTTGGATTTTGACTAGACCTTCAATTAAAAATACTCATTGTTATACAGAAAAAGCAGAGTGGATAAAAAAATACTTTGGAGAGGATATGTTAAATAAAATGATTCTTTGTCCTGATAAATCTTTAGTCAAAGGTGATTTTCTTATCGATGATGATGTTAAGCACGGACAACCAGAGTTTGAAGGTGAGTGGTTACATTTTGCCACAGATAAATTTCTTAATTGGAAGTTAGTTGTAGAATATTTAATGAATAAATAATATGAAAGAATATCAATATCCAAAACCAGGTGGAATTTACAGACACTATAAAGGTGGCCTCTATGAGGTATTATTTCTTTCAAAACACACAGAGACAGATGAGATTTTGGTCACTTACAAATCGATACATTTTGGTTCTTATTATTCAAGACCACTTGATTCCTGGAATAAACCAGTTGATTTAAATACTAATTCAAAAAGATTTACACTAGAGAAATGACAATAGGAATATTTGCTTCTGGTAAGGGTAGTAATGCTGAAAACATAATAAGGTATTTTCACAACACAAATCATAAAATTATAATTTTCACTAATAATGAAGATGCTGGAGTTATTGAAATTGCTTGGACTTTTAATGTAAATTGCATCATATTCAATAAATATGAAAAACTAATTAATATATTAGATTTTAATCAAATAGATTTTATTGTTCTGGCTGGATATACTAAGATTATACCACCGGATATTATTGAAAAATACGAAAATAGAATTATCAATATACATCCGTCTTTACTTCCTAAATATGGTGGTAAAGGAATGTGGGGTATGAATGTTCATAAAAGTGTAATAGAAAATAAAGAAAAAGAGTCAGGAATAACCATTCACTATGTTTCGGAAAATTATGATGAGGGTCGAATTATTGAACAACATAAATTAGAGGTTTTACTCTGTGACACACCAGAAACTTTAGCAAAAAAAATCTCTCAATTAGAGAGAGAACATTTTCCCAAATGCATTAAAAGATTAATCTCCTTCTTTTGAAGATTTTTCGGAAGCATATTTAACACCCATAATTGTTCCCACAATACTAAATGCGTTAGTCAATAGTATACCAATGATATTACTCCAGGTTGATCCAATTACTTGCGTATCTGTTCCCATTAACATAGCAAATAGATACATAGCGGTAGTAACAACACCAACTCCTAAAATCACATAAAGAGCTACTCTTACAATTGTTCCAATAAGTTCAAATTGACTTTTTTTCTGAATTAAATCTAAGTCATTTTCCGCAGACTTTTTTGCATTTAAGGCTTCTTCTTTTGCTTTCTCAGCCTCATCTTTTGCTTTCTCAGCTTCAATCATAGAATACTCAGCAGATTCTTTTGCAATTTCAGCTTCTTCTCTAAGTCTCTGAGCCTGTAACATAGCCTCTTCTGAATTTGCTAAAGATTGTTTAAGTTCTTCTTGAATTTTTTCATTTTCTTCTTTCCATTTAACAAGTTCGTTATTCTGAGACTGAACTTGTCTTGTTATCTCAAGTCTTTTTCTTCTACTCTCTTTATCCTTTTCTATAGAATCTTGAATATATTTTGAAAATTCATCATCGTCATCATTTTCAATAACTTTCAAAATATTTCCTTCTAATGAAACTCTTTTCGTTTTGTAAACTTCAAGAAGTTGCTTTTTTGTTTCTTTATTTAATTTCATGATTTATTTATAAACTTTGAACGGCGCTGTTCTATTTTTATAATTAGGAAAATCTTTTTTGAAGTCTTCCAATCTAGGCTCAATATCATCAGACTTAATAATCCAAAATTGAGCACCAGCTTGTAATGCCTTAGATTGTTCTGTTGGCTCATTTGAAGAAGATATGATACCAATAACAACATGGTTTCCATATTGATAGTTGATTCTTCTAATCAATTCAATTCCATCAAAAGATGATCCTACAATGTTCAAGTCTACGAAAACACACTCTGGTTTACCGTCGGAGTTTGCCATCCACCCTTTGAATAATTTTTCTGCCTCGTCAGCACTTGTCATACTTTCTAAAGAAAGCGTAATATCTAAAAGACTACAAGCGTCTTCAAAAACTAAATGGAATAAATCCTCATCATCGACTAATAAAATTGAATCAATCATATACTTACTTTTATTTTTAATTTTGTCCCACATTCGGGCAATTTTTCTGCTGTTATTTCAAATCCATGTTCGTGTAGTATGGATTTACATATGTTAAGACCTAAACCACTTCCTGTTTCTTGCTGCCCCTCTTTTCTAACATAAGGTTTTGATAAATGTTCAAATTCTTCTTGACTAATTCCCCTACCATTATCTTCGACACATATATAACTTTTTCTCAAACCGAATTGTTTTCTTTCGGCTTCAAAGTAAATCTTTACAAATTTTGTTGCACTATCATTATACTTAAGACCATTTCTTATCAGATTATCAATTGAGGTACAGAAAAGAGCCTCATTAACTACCAACACCGGTAAATTTTCATCTAAAATAACTTGTGACTTATAGGAAGTGCTTGATAAATAATCTTCTAAAATTAATTTTATATTACAAGCCGTTTTAGATAGAACTACTTCTTTTTTTACTAAGTTAGTAAACTCATATACTCCTTTGTAAACTTTCTGAGTATGTTTTAATCCCTCTTTTATCATTTTTAGAGGAGCTTCTATTTTTAGATTTTTTATATCTTCCTCGGTTAGTCTTCTTTCTAATGAACTCACACCTCTTGGAATATAAGTGTTAATTCCTGAGTGCATATCATGTCTCAGTATTTTAGCAGCATGTTCCAAGTAAGTATTTTTCTTGTCTATTTCTAATGATTGAATAACTTTATCGGTTATATCAGTCGCTATTTTCATTATACTTATAACACTTCCTTTATTATCAAATATTGGATTATATGTCGCTTGAATCCAAACTTCTTTTCCATCTTTTGTTAATCTCTTAAATTCAGATGAAACAAATTGACCGGAACTTAATTTTTCCCAAAGTTCAACATATTCTTTTGTTGATTTATTTTCGATAAAAATACTATGATGTCTTCCAACTAACTCATTGAGTTCATAACCCATGGATTTGCAGAAGTTATTATTTGCAAATTTTATATCACCATTAATATCAAACTCAATAACCATATTTGATTGATTAATAGCATCCATTCTGTATCTAAAGTCAAGTTCTTTTCTTTTTAGTTCACTAACATCTTGTCTTATGGATGTAAATCCAATCAACTCATTCGTATCTGAATCAAATTCCGCCTTTATATAAGTATCAACATAATATAGTGTTCCATTTTTAGCTTTATTAGTAACTATCATATTCCATATTTTTTTCTCTTTAATAATAGTCTTATACATTTCTTTCCAAAATTCCTTATTGTGTTGACCAGAGTTTACTATATTATGATCTTTCCCTAAAACTTCCTCCATACTATAACCAGAAACCTCTGTAAATTTTTTATTAACATAAGTAATTTTACCATTTGAATCTGCTTTAGAAATAAGTGTTGCTTCATCTATAAATTTTTCTATCTCAATCAATTGTTTCTTTTGTTTATTACCTTCTTTTATAGAATGTGCGAATGAATAAAGTGTAGATAACATTTGAGAGAAATTTACCTCTAAACTATTCCAAATTCTTTTTTCTAAACTCTCAATACAAATTACACCAATTACTTTTCCATCATACATTATTGGAACATCTAACATTGATTTTATTTCAAGTGGTTGTAAATAAGAATCTTTGAAACAACTAGTAGCTGGATGTGATTCAGCATCATTTGCCACTATTATAGGATCAACTTGTAAGTGATTAAAGTAAGGCTCAAAGTCTTTTTTTAAAAGCTCAGTGCCAGAATACCAATTATCTTCTTTTTTCACATATAATTGTTGACAAATTATAGATGTTTTATCTTTATTATAAAGCCAAATTGAACATCTATCAGTACAAATCGAGTTACAAACTTCCTTTGTAAGCGACATTGCTCCTTCTCTAACTTTTCCATCATAAAAAGATTGATTTTGAGATTGTAGAACAATGACTTCTTTCAGTTTTTTCTGATAGTCAAATTGTTTAATAATTTGTTTATTTTTATCCAATAAGTCCTTTATCACAAAATAAAATGGTGGCAGAAATGAAAGGAACAAAATATATCCCATAGCTATCCTAAAGTCAGTAGCCTCATAAAAATCAAAAACTAAAAGAGTTTGATTAAGAAAAAATAATATCATTATGATAGCTGCTAAATAGCAGGAAAATTTAGTAAGTTTTTTCATCCGATTATATATTAATTTTGAAACTAAAATTAAAGTCTCTATATAAATATTCTAGATTATCCAAAAAATCATGTAACATCATGATAGTATTATTATATTATTTTGCGGTCTTAAATCTTTTCCTTATATTTGTATTATGAACATAATGTATTTAGGTGATATTCACGGAAACTTCAACTTACTTCATCAGTATTTGAATCTTTATGATATAAAGAACACTCATATCATACAAGTTGGTGATTTCGGTGTTGGATTTAGACCAGTTGATAAGGAAAAGAAAATGCTTGAGATGTTTCATCCAAATTTAGTGAAACGAAATGTTGTAGTTTATGCAATTAGGGGTAATCATGATTATAAACCTTACTTTGATAATGACCCATTTGAATTTACCAATATAAAATTACTTCCTGATTACACGGTTCTTAACTTAGAAGATAAAAATATTCTTTGTATAGGTGGCGCTGTCAGTGTGGATAGAATGTATCGCTACACAAAAAAACAACGATGTGGTATTTATGAAGATACTAAAATCGGAGTTGAAACTTGGTGGCCAGATGAAATATTTAATCTCGAAGTAGATAAATTAAAAGATTTACGAGATATAAACATTATGGTTACTCATACTTGTCCGGATTACTGTCCACCGGATAATACTTTTGGATTTGGTCCTTTTGTTGAAGGTATTATTCGAGATACAGGGGATAAAGAATTAAAGACAGATTTAATGTATGAAAGAAAGCAAATGACTGATGCCTTTGAGATTGTTAAATTAAACAATAATATAGATTTCCATTACTATGGACACTTTCACAAAAGCGATACTTTCACAAAAGATTATACTAAGCACAGATTACTAAATGTTGGAGAATTATGGGAAGAGAGATTTTAACTCTCTTCTCTTAAAATTTGATAAATGAGAAGTCAAACAATTTTAATAGTTCGTTGGAAATTGACAGGTAGAATGGAAGTATTTGTCAATCTAGGCAAACTTTATACTACATATAGTTCATCTAGTCTTGGTGTAAGTCGTTACACTTTGGATAGAAAAAATTTGTTTGAAGGGTTTCAGAATGAAATTGTTGAAATCTTAAAAGCTCCCGTAAAGTAAATTACTTCTTTGTTGTTAAATCTATTGAAGATTTTTCTTCAAGAGATCTTATAGCCACATAATCACCAGCGTCATAGACTTCATATTCTCTATCTATTTCATCTTGTTTTCTAGCAAGTTCTTCTTCAAGCATTCTGGTAAATTCACCTGTCACACCATGGTCTTGTTTATCTAAATAAATATCCAGATCATTTCTTTGGTTATATTCATCATAAGAACTATCCAAATCCCATTTAGTGACTCTCATTCCTTTAGAATTGAAAAATCTTTCTATTTCATTTTTAAAAATATAAAGTGTTCTCCATTCATATTTTGATATAAATTCATATTCCTCTTCTCCTAGATCTTTAGGATTGAGTTCAATTCTAAGTTGACTGTGTGCAAAAGACATACTGAAATTCCAATTTCCCAATCTTTCTTCAGCTGCTAAAACATCTTCTATATTCTCTGTAATTAATTTTAATTTTTGAACCATAGATTTAGCATCTTGTAAATGTGAAAAGTCCATTTCTAAATTCCATCTAAGAATGTATTTTTTTCCATTACCTATTCTGTAGCTTCCTATGTCTGGATTACCAAAAGCATCATTGATATAAACTAAGTTTTCTATAATCTCACTTATCTCGTCATCTTTTGATTCAAAGAATTTTTTCAAATGTTTCATATTGTTATATATTAAATTTTTCACAAAGAGAATCATATTTATATATATGATAATGAAGTTTGATATCTACAGTCGTCTTTATTTAGCACATCATAAGTTTAGTTCATCTATTGAAAATGAGATGTTTGACACTTGTAGTCCAGTAGTTCAGACTCAAATTATCAAATTTGCTAAAAGTTTATTACTCTATGAAATACATGATAAATTAACTATAGTTGCTCTTAACGAAAGAGAAAAAGAACAATTTGAGAATTTTTCAGAAATGATTGGAGTTGCTTATGATTTAATTGATGTTACTGAAAAGGCAGTTTTAGGTGAATTAAAAACGAGTAGACTTGCTATGAAAAAAGTTGTCAATCCTTATCTAAAAAGAAATCTAACTGTTGATTTAGTATTGGATAAAATCAATATTAAAGGAATCGAAAGTTTATCATCAATAGATAGATTAATTTTAGAAGAAGTATCATCAAATTAGGAGCTTTTAAGATTTCAACAACATTTTATAATAAACGGACACTCACATAAACTATTTTTCATATGAATTATATAATAAAGAAATTATTTTCATGGGTTCACCACTAATAAATATAATTACTAGAGTAAGTCGTAAAAATTACTTTAAAAGGTGTTATGATTCTATAAGAAGTCAAACTTATAAAAATATAAATCATATTTGCACTTATCAAAATGATGATTTAGGAAAATTTTTACAAGATTTTACAAATATTGATATTGTCAAAGTACCAGATACTAAAAGAATACCAAATTTATTTTATAGTTATAATCATCATCCTGTAATGGATAATTTTATACAACCTGACTATGATTTTATGAACATCAAAGGTCATACTGGTAAAGATGAATATGAAAAAACTTCAATTCCCGTCGCTGAACAAAAATTCGAGTCTGGTCCATTTTATTGCACCAGTGTTACTGGAACATCAAGAGTCACATTCATACATTCACCATATAATTCTTATTTAAAAATAGCTGAGAAATCTGTGAAATATGGTTGGGTTTTTTACTTAGATGATGATGATGTTTTTATTGACAATTACTTTTTAGAAAAAATTGTGGAACAAATCAATCAATTTGATGAAGATACTTTACATATATTTAAGATTAAACTGGAATCAGGAATCTCACCTCCAGAGAAATTCTGGTTACACATGAAATGGGGTCATCCGTTTATTATTCACGTATTCGGAGGTAGTAATTTCATGTTTCATAGTAAGTATTTAGAATACACCGCTTGGGATGAATGGTCTGGTGCTGATTACAGGACCGCAAAAAACTTAGAGAGAGTAGTCAAAAATAAAAACTTCATAGATGAAGTTTCAATTTACGCGGCTAACAATGGGGGTAATATTAATGATTTAGAATATTGACTCTAAATCCAGCCAATTTAATTTCATAATTTTTATATATAGATAATCAACTACAATTCATTTTTAGGTGGGAAAATTTTTGTTGGGAATTGTAAGTCAAAAAATATTGATTATATGGATTCTGGTCCCAGTATAAAAAATGACAAAACAAAAACTAGCAACTCTATTCCTAATGTTAGGAATGTTCTTCAATCCGTTTGGGTTCGACGCGATTCAGATCCTGTTGATCAAATTAACAGGTTCTTATTATGGAGCCAATTTGGTTTTGTATTGCCTTGCGGTTTGTTGCTTTGGATTATACTTCTTATTTTCGGGTAATAACCCTATAAATGAAATAGGACAAATAGTAAAATCTTCTTATAAACGAATTAAGAAGCAGTAGTCATTTTAAATAACCTTTTAACCATCGAGGAAATTCTATCTATATCTTCTTCTTTATCTGGATGGTATGAATTTGCACCTATTGAATACTTACTTGATATATTGTAAGAGTCAAACCACTCAGTATATTTTTGATTTAGCCTTTTCCAATATATTTCATCTACTGATTGTTCCATTTCTCGACCTCGAGACTTTATCCTTTTCATTGCTGTTTCTAAATCACAATTTATATAGACCAATAGAGTTGGATTTTTGGAATGTTCTAACATATTATCAAGTAGTGTAGAGTAAGTGGAAAATTCATCATCTGTCATATATCCATCTTCATTCAACATAGATGCAAAGATTTTATCTCCAAAAATAGAACGGTCTAAAATACCACCTCCATTTTTGTGAATTTCCTTAATCATTCTAAACCTTTCATTTAAAAAATGAATTTGTAAAGTAAAAGCCCATCTTTTTTTGTCTTTGTAGAACTCTTCTAAAAGATTCATTGTTGATTGATTCTGTAATTCATGAAAAATAGGAATACCTAATTTATCAGATAACTTTTGAGCTAATGTCGATTTCCCAGCACCGACTACACCATCTACTACTATCACCACTTGAAATTATTTTTATATTCTATTTGTTAAATTGGACTAAGTTTAGTAGCAAGTGGTTAATTAGATTAAAAAGGGAGCTAAGCTCCCTTTCTTTATGCCAATTCCTCAACTTGTTTTTTACTTCTCATCATTTCATATGCTCTAGCTAATCTAGTCATTCCAATTCCACCACCGAATCTTGGAAAGAATTCATATCCTAAGAATAATTCTAATTCTTTTTCAACTCTCTCTTTACCAAACAATTCGAATAGTTTTGAACAATATTTACCATCTTCTATTGTGTAAAACATTTCTCTCATTTTTTCTACATCACAACTTCTTTCAGCTGATCCAATAGTTTCTTGACCATAAAGAATAACATCTACTTTATTAAATATCCCATCTTTGTTATGTTGCATATTCCAGAAAGGATTAGTTCTCAGTGGGAAGTTTTGAAGTGACACAACCGCTCCTTTTTCATTCCACATTTTTTGTTCGTGTTCATTTTCTAAAATTGGAACTCCACCGTATTCTTGACAAACATCTTCATAGTTTACTTCTACTGGTTTATCAAATCCTAAATAATCTAAAAGTTCTGATTCTAATTTAAGTAGTTCTTTCATACCACCCTTTGACTCGAACTCAAACATTGGGAAGATTAATTCATGTCTTCCAGGAATTGGATTTTTTTCTTGTCTGTAAGAAGTTGAGATACAGAAGCATCCTTCCCAAGTTGGATTCATAAGTAGTTCGTGTTCTAACCACATTTGACCTGTTTGTGGAAGAGGCCATACTTCACCACAATAATTGTAGGTGGTGATTGAGTGAGGATTTTCACACGCTGCTAAGATTGATAATCTTGATTGTGTTGGTACTTCGATGAAGTTTTTTTGCAAAAAAAATGCTCGCATCTTTTGTACGAGCTCATGATAAGTTTTTGTGTTTCTCATAGGAAATTTTTTTTTTGATACAGTTTTTACGCCGTTCCAAAAAAAATAATTCTTTGTATATATCAAAATATTGTTTCTCCTTTTCAAATTTTTTTTAGAAAATTTCACAGATGATTATACAACTACTAATTTTATTAGTATTTTCATAATTTTTTTTTATATATAATTTGTAAAAAAATAAAAATCAAAATGGCAAAAACCACTACATCAACCGTTAGAAATCATCTCTCAAAACCTAAGAAAAAAAGAGCTGGTAGACATTCAAAGAAAAAAACATCTAGTAATAAAAATTGTAAAAACTATAAAAAGAAGTATAGAGGACAAGGTAGATAAAACTAATCTTATCATCTTTATATAAATTTAATGGATATTATTTTACAATTTTTTTGGATTAATTTAATTTTATTTTTACACTTTAATACTGATGTGATTTATCAATATTTAAAGATAACAAAATTGAAATTATTTAAAATTAAGGAATTTGAGAATTATAAATTAGAAAATCCTAAAGCGGATTATTATTCCTATTTGAGGATAAAACATAAAAATTTTTTTGTAAACCTCCTTACTTGTAAACCTTGTTTTCTTTTTTGGATTTGTTTATTGATTTGTATTATTTATTCATCACTAATTCTATTTCCAGTTATTTACCTAACTTCTTATATAATATATAAAATACTTGATAAACATGTCTATTGAAAAAGTAAAAATATCCAGAACATTAGTAGTGAATTCACCTATTCATCTTTGGAAATTAATTAAGACGAAGGATGAAATATTGCAATTAAATTCACATCTAAATATATTTTGTTACTATGTTGATAAATATTTAAATGGATGTAGGTGTGATGATGAATCAAATAAAGAAACCATAAACAATGAATATCAGATAATTAAAAACACATCGACCTTAGTGGAGTTTATCAAAACTCAATTTAATTGTAATACAGTTATTTTTAATGATAATGATTGGTAATAAAAAACCCATACTTTAAGTATGGGTTTTATTTTTAGTTAGCCTCTACGACTTCGATGTCAAAAACTAGTTCTTCTCCTGCCAGTGGATGGTTTCCATCAACCACCACATGATCTTCGTAAACTTCAGTCACTAAAACTTGAACTGGTTGATTATCATCAGCGACCGCTTGTAATGTTTGACCAACCTGAACAGGTCCAGGTAGTTTGTCTAATGGAACTTTAACAATAAGCTCTTCTCTTACAGAGCCATAGGCTTCTTCTGGTTTGATGTTTATTGTTACTAAATCGCCAACTTTTTTTCCAATTAAAGCATTTTCAAATCCTGGAATGATTTGACCAGCCCCAATCTGGAAATAAAGAGGGTCTTTACCTGATGATGTATCAAAAACATCGCCATTTGTAAATCTTCCGGTGTAGTGTACTTTAACTGTACTTCCTTGTTGAATCATGATATTTGTTTTTCTTTATTATAGATAAATAAAATTGAAAGTTTAATAGGAAGCTTCTATCTCAACTATTTTATTGGTTGAGTTTGACTTTTCTGAAATTCCTTTTATTCTTAATGTATGGTGATTTGGAAGCTTTACTGATGTGTCATAATACCATTTGTTACCAACCTTATATTGAAAGGAGTTACCAAGGAAATCATCTATATCCCATTCTGTAGAATTAATTGGCACATCAATATTAATGATGTAAGTTTGTGGATTAGTTTTTAATCCACTTAAAAAAAGTTTTTTTAGTTCTTTGAATTTCAACATATCCATCAGGGTTAAATTGTTCTTTAGTTAGGTTACAAGTAAATTGATGTCCTTTATACTTGGCTATAAGTCCAGGATAAGACATCGAACTTCCATTAAATTGTATATCTTTATGATCGGTAAGTTGTGATGCGGAAACTTTTATATTTAATTCCTCTTTAATTCCTCTTACACCAGCCACAGATGGTGATTCTCCAAATTTCATTTTCTCTGAAACAGAAGACAACATCTTTCTTTTTCTTACCCTACCATCATTGAATTCTTGTCTATCCTCAATGAGATGATAAATATTTTCTTCCTCATCTTTATAGAAAACTTCTACCCCAACAAATTCAATAATTCTATGAAGTGATTCTCCATTCTCTATTAACTGACATTCATTATTCACTAACTCCTCATATAGATCTTGTAAGTCTTTAGCCTTACCGGTTCCCCAACTTGAAATAGGTATTGAAAATTTTCGCAAGTAATTCTCTAGTTCCTCTACTGACTGAAAATCTTTTGATTTAAAGTCTTCAAATAGTTTTATAAAACGCATAGCATATATATTAAACTTATCATATTATTATTTAATAATAGTATGAGGGAATCTTTCACTGAGTATAAAAAAACAATTGAATTAAATGTGATTAATTGTTCTTTCATATATGCCGGTGATGTTATTAACTCTAAAGATGAGTCTTTTCAACAAATAAAAAATACACCACTAACATCTCCTTCTTTCATAAGAAATTGTATCATTGACATCTATAACAAAAGTTTTCAAGAATTAATTTTAAGAGCCAAAGAGTTTGTTATAGCAGAAGAGTCATTAGTTGATAATGAGTTTTATAAATCCGACCTCTTAACAAAGATTAGAAATTTAGGAATTGATAATCATTATTGGTTTTTAAGTGAAAAGAAATCTTTTTTAATTGACACATTTTCAAATCAAACAGATAGAATTATGCCCAATTACTTTTATGAATCAAAAAAGTATGATGGGTTGAACTTAGATGTTTTGCACTGTCCACTTATTGTGGAAGATGAAGGCGAGACGATTGTTTATGTTACTGACAGACCAATTCAGAGTTTATGTTATGTAATTCAAAATATGGACTACACAATAACTAAATGTGAAGAAGATGTTAAAGAACCACATCTAATGACATGGAAACATGAAATAAAATATCCTTTTTATAATTGCGATTATAACTCATATAAAATTATTATCAAAAATATATCTCAGATTAGAAATCAAAAAATAAATGAATTACTTAAATGACAATTGATCTAAATGATATACCAATTGGAGTTGCTGAATCTCAATACCAACTAGATATATTAAAGTCTGGAAAAATTTATAAAGAATTACTTAAAATGAGTGAAAAAAAATATACTTGTATTATAGTTTCAATGCCGGTTTATAATGTTTTGGTGCACCATGATAAGTTTTATCAGAACCCATTCGATTCAATAGAATCAACTACTGAAGTGGGTATATTCTGTGGATATAAAGTTTTTTTGGACCTGACTCTACAAGAAAATTTGATTCAACTCACTTATGATTTTCAAGAGAAGAGAGATAATGTTTTAGATAATCTTCTAGAAAATGAGGAAATAAAAAAAGACCTTAAAATTAAGGTCTTAAATTGTTAAATTTTTTGAAGTTTATAACTTTCTTTTCCGTTGTTGGTTTTATCACTTTACCATATGGATCAAGTTTAGTCACCTGTTCTGTTGGAATAACCTTATAATCTTCTGGTTTATCTTGTTCTCTACTTTCACCCGCTTCGCCCCAAACCGTTTGTATAGGAAAATTAACACCTGAAAGATCGGTTATGATTTTATTTTTAAACATATCGATGAATCTAACTCCTTCAAAACCTTTACTGTTACATGTACCAAATATATTTGAAATAGAACCAATTCCACCGTGGCCTCCTGAAACAGTAATTTCATCTTGTCCGATTGAAGTATCTGGATCATAATAACCTAAATGCTGTTGGAAATTTTTTAATAACTCTGTCATATAAACTCCCAAATCATCAACTGTTTTACCATTCTTTAACACCGGTAGATTCTGAGTCTCAGTCATAGGTTTATAAGAACAAACTTGAAGTGTTCCTCCATATTGGAGTAGAATAAATTTAGGTTCTTTTGATAATAGTCCGTTTTTGAAATCTGTTTCAATTATAGAACGAGCTCTTAACGCATTAGCCCAAGTTCCAGTAGGAACAAATGCTAAATCACCAATCATTGTATAACCATCTAATCTAATTTTACCAGCTGATAAAAAGTCATTCATAAAGTCTTGATGTGATTGATAGTTCTTTTTAGCTCCACCTAACTTTCCTCTTGTTTTTTGTTGCATTTGATTCAATCTCCATTCGGAGTCAGAAATAAAGTCTTTTGATTGACCTTTCATAGGTCCTGATGGAAACACATTATGTTCACCGTAAACAGTTTTCATCACATTGAAAATTGAATATATTGATGCATCTTTACAATTGTGAATAACTGATATAAGTGTTTGATGATCAGCTCTTTTTAAGAATTGATTAAAAGCTGCTGCGAATTCAAGTCTTTTATTTGGAGATTTTTTAATTTCAGATAAATCAAAATCTAAAAGTCTTGACCAACTAACATTGTATTGTTGATACTTTGCAGCATCAATCATATCTATTACAGACAGAACTAACTCATCTTGTGGGACTCCAAGTGATTGACAAATCGCTTCATAAGCTGAAGCTGTTTTTTTCTTTTGAACTGGAGAAGATTTATATTTCTCTAAATCTTCAGCACTGAATGATCCGTGATGATCTAAGTAATAGTCGATATATTGGTCTCTTTCATCACCTGGCATACTTGCAAAATCTACCACAACATTTATGAGTTTAGGATCTACTGATGTGTATTTCCAACCATCCATATAATTTAAGATACCATATTTCTCTATTGTAAAACCTTTATTAAGAAGATACTTCTTAACTTCGATTGCTGAAAAAATTCCATCCATATCATCATGTGTATATAGAGCTACGACTTTTCCTTTTTTTCCTTTTCTCATCCAATATTCTTGATCTACTGGAAGTCTTGGTGATGCCTCTTCGTTGAGAGGCATAAAATTATTGAAGTTTCTTATTTTCATATCTTATATATTAATTTTACAGATGGAAATATTTATATGGTCAAGTTCTTTTCTAATATGATTTATTTTCCAACCATAATCTTTCAATCTTAAACTTGATATGTTGATAATATCATTGAATTCATCTGAGTCAACTAATTGCTCTAAATCAAATTCCACCATTCTTTGACTCATATTTTGGTAATTCTTCTTTCCAATATTTACTGATATATATGGTTCTAAATCAAATTTTAAATTTGAATAATCTGATGACTTTGTTATAAGTTTTTCTGTGAATTTTACATTTATATAGTAATCTTTTTCTTCTAAATCATAAAACATATCCTTTATATCCTCAGGATAAAGACCATATTTTTCGAGATAATCTATCTCTTCATTATTCTCAAAGAATGGTTTTAGATATTTCATTTTTTTGGTATAAATTTTCCGTAACCTTTCATCACTCCTTTATCGGTTCCTTTCTGACCTTCTTCCTCAAATTTAGTATCAAAGAAATTATCATTATCTGTTACTACTTTAACATCACTATCCATAGATGCATAAGGTCCTAATTTACCACTTCTAAATACACCACCAAACATATCACCGTTAAGATATCCATCCATGAAATAGCAAGAATGCAATTGACTATCTTCAACCCTACAGTTAAGAACTTTAGAATTTTGAACATCGGTAAATTTTAACTTACATTTGGTTAGTTGTGAATTATCAATTTCTGAACCAACTATAAAACAATCTTCTAATATACCTTCCACTTTGCAGTTTATTAACTCTACTGATTTTAGTGTTGAATTTGTTTTAATTTGAGCATCCACTAATTCTATTGTTTGTGTATTGGTAACATAATTTATCATACACTCTTTTAAAGAATCAACAGAGTCAATTATATTGAACAAATTAGTAAAAATTTTACTATAATATGCGGATACAACATCATAATTACTATTCTGATCTATTTGAATTTGAACATTTGGAAAATCAATTATAAAGTTATCATATTTAGAAAAGTTTTTAAAAGTAGATATATTTGTTTCCAAATACTCTTCAAGTTTATTTATATCCTCTGAATTGAATCCTACATCTATACAATCATGTAGAGTTATAATAAATCTGTCTAAGAAATAAATAAGTTGACCAATATTTTTCTCATAGTCCTTACCACCTATGTACCTAAATTCTAGCCTTTGTGAATTTTTATCATTGTTTATATGAAGAAAGTTTATACCATAATATTTGTCTGATGGTAGCCTTAGATTATTTTTTACTACCTCAACTGGTATGTTGAAAAAGTCATATTCTTTATATGGAATTATCTTTTTAACTGTTTTAGCATAAACATTATTTTTTCTTGATGGAAAAACTCTGTAAATTTCATTTTCATCTATATTTAAAATCAATTTTAATACATTTAAATCATTAAGGTTTTTTTCTCCATCAAATGATATATTAAAATGTATCGATGATTTTTCATTTGTATATCCATAGTTTTGGATAAATTTTATAATTTTTACCAAATAATATTTTGCATCGAAGTAGTTTAATGGACCAGTTACTAACTCAACCATATTAGAACCACCTGATAAATCCGGTTCTATTTTGAAGTTTTTAGAATCAGGTGTCATATCCGAGTGGTATTGCCTAAACCCCCAGACCTTTACAGGATTCAGTTCTTGATTTAGCAATTCGAGTGTTTTATAGAAAGATAGTTCTTTCAGGTAAAATTCGAACTCAAATCCTATTTTTGAATTTTTTAATTTATTGGTTTGATTGAGAAACTTCTCAGAATATTTTTCCATGTCTTTATATATTAAAAATCTATTTTTAAAACCTAAATACAACAAATACTTGAGGAGGTAGATTTGTTTTTATATATAATTTCAATTATGATAGGTAATAAATTAGTGGACATTCCACAGATAAGTAATTGAAATTAATGGAGTTCTTCTGTGTATATTGCAAAACCCGTAAGAAATTTGATAAGTTTGTCAAAGTCAATCGTATTAAGAATAAGTATATTATTGATTTGAAAAAAATAATGGACGAAGAAGAAATAAATTTTTCCAATGATAAGACTTATTTGAAAATTTTAGTTTTTAATAAAATACAACAAGCTATAGATAAAAAGAAAGATATTTATTACATTCCTGATTTCGATAATGAATTTTCGATAGAAAAATTACTCAACTTGAAAAAAATACTTGCTGAGAATAATTTTAATGTTTTAATTTTTTATAATGAATTTAGAAAAAGTCCAGAAGTAATTGATGATGTTTTTTCAAATCTGTCGAAATTTTCCAACTCGCAAATAATAAGAGATTACTAACCTTTTAATATATAGCTGTATAAAAATTATAATTAAAAAATGGCTATTTTAGGTGGATCACCACTCGGTCTTATTGGTTCTAGAAGTAGACCAGAAACTTCCGGTAAATCTAGTTTTCCATTTGATGGTGCATCAATAGGGGTTCAAAGATATAATCAGTCTAATGACGTTTTCAGAACCTATACTCCCAGTAAAACTGTAAAAGATAATAAAGAAGAAAGATTCGAACCAAGCGCCCCAGGGCCACAAAATAAGTCAAGTATTTCTATATTTTCAAGTACTACTAGACCAAATAGGTTCACACCATTTCCAAATTTTGATAAAAAAGCCGCACCAAAAGATGATCTTCCAAATATATCCGAAAATGGACTTTCACCATCAAGATTACATAGAGATGATCTATATGATACAAGTATATTGAATATATTAAATCAACTTAGAGGAACAAGAGCTGAATTAAGAGCCTCACACTTTGCTTATCTTAAAAATGTTGGTGTTTTTCCAAATAACAGACTCATGATAGCTCGAAGGTTTGAGTCATCGGGAGCTTCTGTAACAAATATACTCAGAAAGGGTTCACCTGCTATGTCAGTTATGATTAGTTGGGTTCCACAAGACGCAGACTTTTTTACAATAGGATTTGGAGAGGAGTGGATGGCT